TTTTAGTTTGACTCATCATAAGTCGGTTGATGAAATGCACAGTACTCATTGAACGTTATCTTCATCTCCTTCAATGTCAGGTTGCAGTTCTCCGCTGCTTTGGGCAAATTCCATTTCGCTGCGAACAACATTTCCATAGATTGTCGGGTTTCTGGTCTCATACTCGTAACAGTCTAGAATTTCTTTGTAAAGGTAATAGGAATACGGCATCAGTCTGTAAGAACAACTTCTCCTTTAAGTTCCATCAACTTGATCTCAGCAAGCGTTTCAAGACAAGTCCAATAGGTTTCGCCACTGATGGCGTTCTCATCACAG